AAATCGGATCGTCTCCAAAGTTTATAGTCTCGCCTCCGTTTACTGGTGTGAACTCGACGCCGTAGCAAGTCATTTTCTCTTCGGGCAAGTGCTTACGCATTTCGGCGTCGGCTGAATTAACGACCTCTTTAAGTCGGCAAATGTTCGCCATAAACATGTGCTTGTCAACGTTGCCCTCTTCGAGTACGTTGTCGACCATGCGCTTGCCAGTAAGGATTGCGTCTTTTTTTGTGAACGATGGCTCGTACATCGTGATTAGTTGTTCTGAATTTTCCAGGAATAGTTTTGCGTTTGCTCCCATTTTAATTTAATTTTAAGTATGCGTTAGTCATTTTTTTGTGATCGGAATAGTAAACCGATTTAACGGTTTTTTTCATCCACTTATCGAACTTTTTAGCCTCTTTGAGGTTTATTTTTTTCTCATCCATTTTAAAATAATTTTATCTATTGATTGTTTAACCTCGTTCTCCGAGTCTACTGGGATAAGCTTGTGCAGTATTTTTGTCTGCGTTCCTTCCTCGAATTTAGTTTTACGGCCTGCGCCTCGTTCGTTTCTCATTATTTGTGTCTAAATGGTAACTCCTCAACGCGCCAAACGCGCTTACAAACTATTGAGGATTGATTAAAAATAAGTATTGCCTCGGCGATGCTGCTGGCTTCGATGTCCATGTCATAATCAAAACACTCATCGAACTGCTCGGTGTAGTAATAAAGTCTATAAATTCTCATACATTCGGGCCAATCTAAGGCCAATATTAAAGTTAGCAATCATTCTTTGTTTGTTCCAGTCTTGCACGTCTAAACCAAATAAACGCTCGTTACGTTCGATTCGACTTTTGTGGTCATTAAAGCGTCGGTCTGATTCTTTAAACGCCTCAAGTATTTTGATAGCGCGTTCGTGTTTTTTAATTTCAAGTTCTAAATTTTCCATTATGATCTAAAGATTAGTTGACCGATAAAATAAGCGGCCATAATTAAACAAAAAATGTACTGCGGTTTGCGATGTTGTAAAAAGTATTTCATAGTTGGTTGATTTCGTTTTTAACTTCGTTCCAATAATAAACTTCAATATGATTAGATAATCTTATTATTTCATCAACTAAAAATAATAATACTTGTTTTAATTCTACAATTGATAAAGAATTTATTACAGTATGTTCTGTGTCTACAATTTTAACAATAGGACATTTTAAAAATAATTCATGAGCTTTTTGTTTTGGAGTCATAGTATTAATATTTTAGATTTTTATTATATTTAAAGTAAACGTTATTGCCACAAAAACTACTATTTCTATAAATTGGCTCTTCTTTTTTACAGATTAAATTCATTTCAAAAAGTTTTATACAAACATCATAAGTTTGAGTAAAAGCTTTATTGTCTGCTTTGAACCATTCATTTTGTTGCTTGCTAAATAATATTTCAAAATGATGAATTAAATCAATACAATAGACATCGTTTATTTTATATGCTCTATTTTCTAATTCAGTTATTTTTTCTAAAAACTGCGGTGGGTTAATTGTTTTCATAATTAAAACGATTTTTTAGTTCTTATTAAAAAATTATGTTTGTAAATTCTAACCATTGCATCCGCTAAATCTATATTTCCATTATTTAATTTAACTTGTTTAGCGTGAAATTTAGTGATTGCTTTTTCATCATAATTTCCAGTTGATACTAATTGATAAATTGTAGTTGTCATAGTGTTTGTGTTTTTATTTGTTGTTATCTGAGTACAAATCTATAACAATAAATTAATTAAACAACAAAAAATTAAACAAAGTTTGTTTTTAATGCTTATTTATACAAATTCTAAATAAATCGGGAGATAAAAAAGCGGCGGTAAATGTATAGAATTGCCGCAATAATAAGGATCAACCAAATCCAACCGAACCACTCTTTACGCTCAACGTGTTTTTCGCTTGCTTTGGTCGATTGTGTGGCAGTTTTTTGAGTTTTGCGTGTATTGTGTACGCTTTGAGATTTTAAAGCCTTAAATCGGCTTATTTGCTTTCGTTTCTTAATACGGCCGTTCTTGATTGTAGTCTTTTTGCCTTGACTGTCTATAATAATAATCGGTTTGAGGGTATCTACTGGCGTTATCTCAAACTCATCGGTGTGTATATCCCCTTCGGATACCTCATTTGTATATACTTTTGCGGAATCAACAACAGTAATCTCGCTTTTTGTCTCGGTTTCGGTTGTGCTTTTGTTGACTTTACGCGCCCCGCAGCTCGCCAATAATAGCAATATGAATAAATATCTCATTTTATCGGATTTTATTCTCTACAATTCGCAAGTTGTTGACCTCATAATCTCCGCCCTTTTCAACGTGAATGTGGGCAAATCCGTTGTTCCAAGAGTTGAAAGGCATATAATCCGGGCTTAATCCTGACAGGCAACCCACGCTCCAGGTAGTCGTAACGTCTCCGCTAAGATTAACCTCGGTGTGTTCGCTCGTTCTATGGTGGTGGCCAATAATACAAGACTCTTTGGCTTTCATATAAAGGCCACGTGCTGGGTTAACAGGTGGAGCAAAGCCGCTAAAAAATTCGTGTCCGTGCAATAGTGGCAATTTACCAGCCTTTGCGATTTGTTTTGACTTGACCTCTTGCACACCAAACTCGCCAAAGCGCAAAATCGTTGCAAGTTCAAAGTCAGGAATGCCTAACAATTCGGGAGCCTGCATTTTAAGGAAGTTTTGCCAGCGATCCTCGTGGTTGCCAATCTTAAAATATATCGGGCATTGGAAATGGTCTTGCAAATTCTTTAAAAAGTTGCGCGTCATCTCAAGCTCGTCGGCCATATTTCGCAAGCGGCGATCCTTTATGAAACGCGAAAGCATATACATGTCGATAGTGTCCCCATTTAAGTAAACGCAGTCGACGTTCTCAGCCTTGCCGTAGTCGATAGCAAGTCGGAGCGCGTCATTGTTTTGGTAGGGGAAATGTATGTCGGTTAAAAAGAGAATGTTTTTGTTTGGAACGATGACCGTGCCTTGCTTCTCATAGTCGCTTTCGGGTAATTCAAATGCACTTGTTTTCATAAAGTCTTTTTTTTCTTGTTCAGTCCGTTCTCCGATTGCGTTTTTGTCTTGACGATCTGAGCGTTCGTTGCGATGTGTTCGCACAATACCGCGCGCATTGTCAACGCTTGTGAAATCAATCGGAAAATCCTGGTGCAATAGTCTTGAAATTGCCATCGTTGATGACTTTGGGAACTTTGCTATATACTCGCGGGCAATTTCGCCCTTGTATGTGGTTCTATTCTCCAAAATATATGTCGGCTTCGGCTTTGCGTCGAATTGTGAGACCTTTTAAAACGTTCCCGCCTGCTTTATTCCATTTTAGGAACTCGGCCCGAATTGACGGATCAAAGTGGTTGAAGTTGACCTTACGCAATAGCGTGGATTTCTCAAAACTGGATGGGCCTATGTTATAACAGAGAGACACAAGGGCGTTAAACTGTCCCTGATCAAGCGGAGCCGTTACTAATTTACTCACTCTTGCTGCAAATTTGTCCGCAATTACTTTAAACATCTCAAACGCTTCGAGTTCAGTGATTGGCTTATCGAGTAAAGTAACGCGTTTCGAATTTAGGTAGTAAGTATTTCCGTAACCTATGGTCGGCACTTTCGCGCTGCACAAATACGGTTTAGAACTAAACCCCTCAAATTTACAAATCAGTCGATAACCCGCGTTATTTAGTTTCATTTTGCAAATGCTTTGAATAATAATGTAACGAGCGCAGCGGTAAAAGCTACGGCAATGACTTTGGCTTGTTTAATGTACACCTTAAGCTCGGCGTCGTTCTCCTCCAAATCAATCACTCGCGTGTCAATGTCTGAGATTTTCCAAACAAGGCCACGAAATCCGTTGAGGTCGTTCCCGAGTAGGGCTTGCTTAATCTCTTTGATGTCAGCCGAGCGAATCTCGGAATCTTTTTTAATTTCTTTGATGTGTTGCTCTATTCGGTCGAGGCGTTCGCTTTCAATGCTCATTGGTTAAATTTGTTTGGCTGTGAAAGATATAATTTAATACCTCCCAAAGTAATAACTAAAATTTTTAGGATTGTTCCAAAATAATCTGGCAAGCCAAATTGCGATATCAGTTCCACCAATAGGTCAGTCGTTTGGTCAAGTATCCCCAAAACGATTAAAATAATCGGCAGTAAATGCTCCTTAATTTGTTTCATTGTCTTGTAATTTTGTCACTAATTTGTCAAGTATTTGTGACAAAGCAACCACGTCAGCCATTTGATAAACTCCCGCTTTTACTGCGATTTCAATCGCTTGTTTAATTACATTTAACTCTTCCATAAGTCTAAGGGTTTTAAAATTACTATTCCTTTATCTTTTGCAACGCATTGCTCAACCCAAGTGTTATCCTCTCCCCACGCTGAAAACTCCTCGGTGGTTAAAGCGTAGTTCCATTCGGTACAAACTACACCCTCCTCGGTTAATAGTTGGTTATAAGTTGCGCAAGTAGTCGCATCGGTTGCAAAATTCAAAACTAATACTTTTAGTTCAGTAGCCTCTCCAGTGAAAGGGAAATTAATCGGTTCAATTAGTGCCATTTTTATTTATTTTAAAGTGATGTTATGGTTTCCCAAGTTGTTGTATATAAACATAATTTTGCAAGTGTTGTGTCGTAAACAACAAGTCCCGCAGTTGGTGTAACTATTGCGTTCTTTTGCGTGGTTGTCATTCTCGGAAACAAAACCCCTGCCGTAGTACTTACAATTTCTAAAACTGCACTCGCAACGGGTGTAGTTGTATTAATTCCAACCTTACCATTTGTTTGTGCAGTTGCTTGTGGGTTTCCGCTTGTTGTTCCGTATGTATTATTTAAGTAAAGAACACCTCCTATATTTGCACTATTTGCAGTTGCCGCAGTTGGTGTAGTTATGTTTGTACCTATCAATATATTATTTGCTCCTGTGATTGCGTGCCTCGAACTATTACCGACATTATTACCAAAGAAGTTTGAGTTGTTTGCACCCGTAGCACCCGTACCCGTACTTCTACCAATAAAGTTTGAGTTACTTGCATTAGTTGCTGAAATACCCGCACCATTACCAAGAAAAACCGAACCACTTGCCCCTGTTGCTTGATAGCCCGTGTATGAACCAACAAAAAAACTTTGTAATGCACCTGTTGCCCCTTCGCCCGCACTAAGTCCTAAGAAATTTGATTGTTGTGCATTTGTCGCACTTAAACCCGCTCCTGTACCTAAGAAATTGGAATTAGCTGCATTGGTTGCGTTTTTACCCGCAGTATTACCTAAGAAATTAGAACCGTTTGCAGCGGTTGCAGTACTACCCGCTTCACTGCCTATAAAATTTGAGTTCGTTACCGCAGTCACATTGAACCCCGAGGCTTGACCAACAAAAACGCAACTCAAAACGCTGCTTCTACTCATTACAGCTCTTTCCCAAATAACCCTATCAGCATTATAAAACGATAAAAATTCTCCAAAAGTTTCGCCCGTTACAACTACTTGCAATCCCGCAGCAGGTGTACTTATAGCGTTACGTTGTGCGAGTGTCATTCTCGGTATTAAAACTCCTTTTGTAGTGCTTGAAATTGATAATTGTGCGCTTGCAATATCGGTTAATTGGTTAACCCCAATATTGCCATTTGCATAAAATCGAGTTGATGTTGTACCCGCAAAAGTTAAAGGAAAAGCATTTAAAGTTAAAGTTCGAGCAGCCGTTAAACTACCGTCAGAGCCATAAATATTTGTACCTCCAACAACCAAATCGCCACTTCCTAAAACTGAACTGCCGTTTATAGTTTTAATGTTTGTGCCACTTACTAAAGCCGCTTGTTTGCCGTTCCAAGTTACTGCGCTTGCAATATAAGAATCTGCCAAATCAGTAGTTAAATGCAACTCATCTAACTGCGTAACGCCACCTGTTACACTCATTGCGTTACCGCTACCGCTTGTTTTGTTAATAGTCAACGCTTCGCCTGCTCCGCCCTTTGTAATTGAAGCCGCTACACCGCTGCCACTTGAATGGTTTATAACTAAATCTTTTGCGCTTAAAGTATGTGTTCCTAAATCGACGTTAGACGTTGCACCTGTGTAAGGTACGAAGCCTGTTACTGGAGGTATATCGGCAGCCGTTATAAATGGATTGATACCATCCTCGCCATCGTTAGTTAGGTCGCTTGTTTTTGTAACTGCCGCAGGAATAGTCGGCTTGTTTAAAATCTCAGCCACTCCGCTCGTTGCGTTCCAATCACTATTAACTTGGGCCGCAGGGATTGTAGGCTTGTTTATCAAATCGTTATAACTGCCACTTGTTGCAACGGTTGCCAAAGTGGGTTTGTTAAGTATTTGAGCCACTCCAGTGGTTGCATCCCAATCCGAATTGACTTGAGGCGTTACATCGGCAGCCGTTATAAACGGATTAACGCCATCCTCGCCGTCGTTTGTTAAATCGCTTGTTAAGGTCGGAATGCTCGGCTTGTTTTTTATGTAGTCGGGAGCTTGATTGTCCGACTGATTCCAATCGCTTTGAACTTGCTCGCCAATTATTCGGTTGATATTTACAACGTAGTTATTTGGATTGGCTACGATGTCAACCACATCGACCGCAGCTTGTACGTTGATGTCGATTGTCTCAACTACAACGGCTGCATTTACTACGATGTCGTTGATTGTGTCTTGTACTATAATGTTAACGTTATCCGCCATAGTTTTATCGTGTGATGTCGTCGGTTACTGTAAAGAGTCCACTTATCCAAGTATCAACCTCGCCACTATCTTGAGTGATTTGAATATCATATTTATAGGTGCAGGCTTGTATGTCGATGATTTGCTCATCAATACAAAACTCGCCATTGGTAGCGTCAAAAATAGTAATCGGCACCTCAAGCGCAACGACACCGCCTGCCTCTTTTCTGAGCTGCATTCTAACATCGCCACCAGTAAGATTCAGAGGTGCCTCGTTAACGTTTATTTGGAAGTCCGTTTGTTTGAACGTGTCCCCTCTTTTGGTCGTGAAATTTAATGTCGATGCCATTTTTTAAAAATAGTTTTAATTTTTTGATGTTTTCCTCAGTTCGTTTGTCTACTTTTCTCATATTTAGTATGGTCGATCAAGCCACCATTTGCCACAAATCAAACGCGAACGCAAAGGGTTGACGATATTATTGGAATTACTTACATACTCAGGTAAATGGAATTTATTAAGCCAGCGTAACATGCGATCTTGATACATTTCGCTTTTTAATCGCATATTATTAACCAAATAGTCAACCTCGGTTTTGTCAATCGCCACCGAGTTGTCGGGTTGCGACTTAAATATACCGTTGTTGTTTACTTTATACGCCCCAATTAGGAGGTATTCTACGGCACTTGCAGCGATTAAAAAAGGTTTAATGTAATCTTCGTATAAAATTAAGTAATCATCCACCAAATCGTCGTTATCGAAGTCGTCGCAAATTTTATCGTATAATGTCTCGCCTAAAATTTCCTCGAGCCTTGTCCTTTGGGCATCGGCTATACATGGTATATATAAATCTATATCGATATTACCCCCGAGTAGGGTGTTTTTAGTGAGTTCGTTTTCTTTAAGTAGTATAATAGTTGCCATAAATTACATGTCGTGAGGCGCGATGTACGCTTTAGGGTTATTTGTTGGTAGGATTTCGCCTGCTTTTCTCGCTTGTGCTGGTGTAATTGTCTCCGCAAGTGGGTTGTTTACATCCGCTCTTTTACGATAGGTCTCGCGAGTCCAAAAATGTTTGCAAGTTCCAAAGGGAAATGCCTCACTTTGTAAGCCTCCGCCTTTCCAAAGGAAGATATCATAAGGCTGATTCGGATTAGGGTGCATTCCAAAGCCAGGGTTTACGTTTCTTTGGCTCATCATTTCGATGTCCTCTTTACGATAAAGCTTGTCTTTTGACATCATAGCTTTGCAAAATTCACGCTCTGGCGATGGATTTCCGCTATAACGGTAGCGACTTTTGAAAAGCGCGCCGTCTTGATAACTTTTTGCGTTTGGTCTTGCCGTTCCTGTTGATACCGAAGCCATTGCAACGCTCATAAGTTGAGTGCTAACTCCATTTAAGCGATCAAGTTCAGCGTCAAGCTCGGCCTCCTTATCGTAGTCAACCGCTTCGGAACTTATAAGTTCCCATTCGTTTAAATCGATGTCCTCTCCTAAGTCGTCAAAGCCTTGGTTTGATAACTGCGTAACCGCTGTGGTTGGAGCTTCAACAATTACTTGCTCTTCACTTCTCAAACTTTCAAATTGTAAGTCCAAAGTAATTCCGTTAACGGCAAAAATCTCCATCAATCCGTCGAGTATAATCTCTTGCTTTGGTCTAATTACATTGATCATTAACTCCTCAAATCCGACTTTAATTTCCTCCGCGTTTGAGCTAAATCCGCTCGACTCTTTTACTCCTACGAGCATTGGCGATGTAAGTTTGTGCGAGGTGCAAAGTTGTTGTCTTGCCTCAGCACTTAAATACTGGTATTGTTGATGTGCGTCGCTAACTTCCAAAGCTGAGATTGTAATCTCGGAGTCTTTGTTATCGTTCCAATTTAAAAAGAATGCGCCCGCGTTTTGTGATCCTGTTAGGTGGTTACGAATTTGGCGTGTGTTCTCCATAATCGTTTCAGGACTCTCTTGTACTCCAGCGTTCATATTTATAATATGTCCAAAACTCAACCCTTTTTGAATGTGGTTGATTGAATAGTTACTAATTTCCTCCTCCATTTTGGCCCAACTAATACCCGACACATAACTCGGGTTTGAATAGTAAAATTGCCCAACTTGGTAATCGCGAATAATGTAAATCTCTGAGCGTTCGCCCATTCCTTCGCCAAAACCAAACGCGTCCATACGCTCGGGCTTGTATTTGTTTACGTTTGCAAAGTCGTAGCTATAATAATACCCTGTAATATCTCCCTCCTCGTTTGCGACTTCGGGAGCAATTCGTTGTTTGGCTACGTGAAAACATCTTTGGATTTTTCCGTTCACATATTTGACCTCCAGTGAAGCCTCGCCAAACATCTCGAAATCCTTGCATATTTTACGCAAATCTTTTTTAGAAACGAGTGATATAATTGCCGCCCATTCGCTCGGCTTGCGTGCCTTGTCTTTTGAGGTCAAACCTTTACCATAAATGAATTGCGAATAACTGTCGATGATTGCCGAATTTGTTGGCGATCCGTTATAAGCGTCAATAATCACTTGATAAAACGAGTTTTTGTCTCCATTTAATACCCACTTTTTACCCGACACCTCTTTAATCTCAGGGCGAATGTAATTCGATAGGTTTATAATCTGTAATTTTTCCATAAAATTATACTTTTAAAACTCCTTTATTGAGTTCAAAATTCTCTAAGTCAGTCTGAGACGTTGCGTAAGCCTTGCCTCTATAAATTAAATTGTCATCCTCGTTGATTGTAACCTCAAACGATTGGCCCTCTTTCATGATCGGCTCATCAAATACCAACACTAAAACGTTGTTTTGGTAATATACGCCAGTTACATCAATTTCGTGAGTGATGTCTCGCGTTTCATCACGCAATAAAAACGTGATTTCGCCACTATTGTAGCCTCTTGGAATGCATCGGAATTGATAAGGCGCAGTTAAATTGAATATCCACATACTATAATAACTAAAAAATAGTGTTTTGTAACAAAAAACGCCCCTTAAAGGAGCGTTTAATGACAAAACTATGAAAAGAATTAAGAAACAACGTCTTCAGAAACTAACGCATAAAGCGCAGTAATCATCGATGAATTTAAGAATGGAGATAAATTCGATTCCTCAGCAGCGATGGTCAAAGTGTATCCACTTAAATCGGCACCTGCTCCTCCGCTTACTTTTGTGCAGTTTGACATTGTGCCATTAGTAGCACCAATCAACATTATATTTCCGTTGTAATCTTCAACGAAAACTTGAGGTCTACCAGCGCAAATCAATTGGATTTGAGCTTGCAAGTCAGCGCCTAATTTCGGAAGCGTAACGGCCAAAGATTGGGCGTTTAAAAATGTTCCGTTGTCCTCTGAACTTGTACCAGTTTCGGTCAAGGCGTTTGTTGTAGCCTTTACCTCGTATTTGAAAACCTCTTCGAGGTCTCCTAAGTCGGTCAATACTTGAGCTGCAATAGTGTAACCATAATCGGCATAATTTGCAAAATACAAATTTTTAATTCCACCGCGTTGGTCTTTGCAACCCAATAATTTACCCTTTGTTATTAAACAGGCCATATATATTTTAGGTATTTAAAACCGCCCCACTTAAGAGGCGGTCTTTATTATTAATTAGTCTAAAGTCAAGTAAACAATCTCCTCAGCGTTGTAGTATCCAACACCAACGTTGTAAACTACCTTGCCGCGAACTTTACCAGTCAATAGACCGATTTCGTCTTCGTCTACCAAAGCAACTTGGTTGTGATCAGCAGTCAAACCAGTAGCGAAAACTAAGTTTTTACGCTCGTAGATAACAACTGTATTTGCAGGCAATCCATTCAATACGGTCATTGTGTGACGTCCGAAAGTTAAAGCGAAATCAGTATTTCCGTTTCCGTATACGATACCTTGAGTTGACAAGTAGAAAGCATAGTACTGAGCAACGTCAGGAGATACAGCGAAAATCAATTCTTTGTTTCTCAAAGCGATTGGCACAGCAGCTAAAGCAGGTTTCAAGTACTTAGCCAAAACGTTAGCCTCAGTTACAACGGCGTCAGCAGTTGGTTTGTTTACGTCAGCATCGTCAGCGAACAAAGTTAAGAAACCGTCGAAGTTTGTAGATGACTGCCAAATGTCAGTTTCCAATTTTTCTCCGATAGCACCCAAAACCTCAGCTTGGATAGCGTCCATAATGTCAGAAGGAGCAGTACCATTTGCAGCACCTGCACCCATAATTCCATCAGACCAAGTAGCACGGAAATCTTCTTTACAAACATCAAAATCATTTTTGAATTTGAAAGGCTCGATTAAGTTTTCGTTTAATACGATTGTCCCAGCTGGAGCAAATCCGCAAGTGTATGCAGTTGTTCCGTCAGTGTATGCGATTTTACGCAAAGACAATTTGTAGTTTACATTTTCTGCGATAGTTACCGCATTTTTTTCGATAGTGTCAATCGTTTTGAACGCTTGACCAATAATTACACCCGCATCACGGCCAGCGTAGTTAGAACTTACAGTTGTAGTTGTAGGCATTAGTTTAAGTTTTTAAGATTATTTTGAATTTTTTGTGATCTCGTCATTTTGACGTTTGAGTTTAAAGTTTGAGCAACTTCGGGCTTTGCTTTTGTTGAAGCCTTAACCTCAACTTGAGAAGTTTTAACATCAGCGATTTGTGAGCTTAACTCAGTTCTTACCGCTTCGATTTGTTTAGCAACTTCAACGCTCATTGATGTAACGATTGATTTTACTAACTCAGCGAATTGATTTTCGCTTGTCATTTCGATAGGAGCCTCTTCAACTTCTACCTCTTCAACTTCCATTTCTTTAATTTCGGCGATCATACCTTCCTCGGTAATTACCAAAACTCGTCCGTCTTCAAGTTCGTGTTCTCCAATTGGAGCAGGAACTTTGTCTCCGTTTTCAGCCACAATAAAAACAGGCACGCCCGCTTCAAATGATTCAGCCTCCAAAACGGTAACACCATCTTTGAGCATCATGGTAGCCATTGCAACTTCCACTTGCTCAGTCTCGCTTGATAACTTTACCGAAGCGAAACCGTCTTTTATCGCGTTAACGATTTCATTTAAATTCATACTATATTCACTTTTTAAATTTACTTGTTCTAAATCAAAAACCCCATCAATTGAGAAGCCTTTGACTTTGCCTGTTTTAACGTAATCGTTCCAAATCTCGTCGTTGTTTACTTTCATCGCAGCAAACCACGTCCCAACTGGCTCGTTAAATCCGTACATTGTTGATTTGTCGTGTACCTCATCCTCTTTTATCCACGTTTCAACAAATGTAACGTCTTCGATTTGTGTACCAGAATGCTCAATTGTTGAGTTGTTCTGGTATCCTTGACGACTGAAATTTTGTTGCACTTGCTTAATCGTTTCCGCTGGGAATACGATGTTAAATTCGTGTCCGTCTTGGTTGCGGTAGATTGGTTGGTTTGGTATCAATACCGCGCCTAATAAAATACGCTGCTCTTCGTTTATGGTTGCGAGCTTTATCTCTTTTTGTTGTGATAAAGTGATAAACTGCACCCCAATTGCTGGATCGGATACGAGTGAAACGGCATAAACGCCCTCGTTATCTTCCTCATTAAACATTACTTTGTAAGTGTCCATACCCTAATAACTGATTTTTAATTTTTTGTTATAAACTTTTTTTCGTTTTAAACTTTCAAGTTTAAATACTTAACTCATTTTTCAATTTTTAAATTGACTTTTTACCCCCCAAGCGTTGCACTTTGAATAATGTTGCGGTCTAAACTTTGGGCCGTTGTCACATTATTTGCAACGACATACGCTTGCACTGGTGCCGCCTGTTGATTGCCTAATGCACCCGCTAATTGGTTGACACCTGTTGAGCCAACAACGTTAAATTGAGGAGCAGTTGCACCGCCTGCTCCACTCATTGATCCCATACTTGGAGCAGCTCCACCGCCTCCACCGCCTGGGACTTTTACCGATATAATATCTTTTACCGCCTTAAATCCTGTTGCGGCAATAATTGCAACGTTTGCTATTTTCAAACCAATCTCAAACGGCGTTACGGTTTTGGTCGCAAGTTCAGCGGTAATACCTTGATATGTGTTTATTGTCGCTGCTGCAATTGCCATCGCTTTACCCGCTGCGGTATTTTTACCCAATAGGTCTGCGCCTTGACTTAATACGCTTGCAGTTTTTGCGAAAATAGCTTGTTTTGCTGCGGCCTCTTTTTCAGCTAATTGGATATTAGCTTTTGCAAGCTCCTCATCTTTTACTTTTTGCTCTTCTCTAATTTTATCCTCCTCGCTTGCATATTTTTGCATTACACCTGTTCGCTCAAGGGCAAATGCGTCGGTCAAAGTTGTAGTGTCTTGACCTAATTTTGTGGCGAGTGCGATTTGGTCTTGATATTTTTTATCAATTGCCGCAAGTTCAATTTCCTCCCTTGTCATTGTAGACTCGGCAATTAATTGATTTGCGTCTTGATTTGCTTTGTACAAATTGTCAAAATCCTCTTGTATTTTTTCGACTTTTTTCTTTTGTAATTCCGCTAATTCCTCAGCCTCTTTTTGTCTTGCTGCATATTGCTCCTCAGCTAATTTTTTATTTATTGCCGCTTGAGCGTCGGTCAATTGTTTACCGTGTGTGGCTCTTAAAACGCGCTCGTCTTGCAAAGCTTGGTCAAGTTTCTCTTGATCGTCTTTGTATAGCTTTTGCTTATTTTTTAAATTTTCAAGTTCTAAGGAATAAGTATCTTTGCCACTTGCTTTTAAAACGGCTATTCGGTTTTCGTTATCTTTTACCAATTTAGCCAACGACTCAGCAGCTGCCGAGTCTCTTTGGTTTTGACGTTCTTTGGCTGCGCCTGCCTCGTAGTTTCCAACTACATCAAAGCCTTTTTTAATCTCCTCAATTGCGCCTTTAAAATCGCCTGCAATCAATTGGCCTAACGCTTTGAACGGTGAAAGTATGTAGTTTTTAATTACATTACCCGCCCCAAATGCGTACTCCTTTAATTTGTTAAAAACATTACCCACGTTATTAAGCGCAGGGAACGCCTCTTTTGCTGCGATTACAATATCCTCCCAATTCGCTGCAATAGTTCCCAAAGCAACAACAAGCAAACCGATACCAGTTGCACCGATTCCCGCTTTGATCCCTTTAAGCGCGTCAACTGCAACGGCCTTAAGTTGTTTGAATGAGTCGCGGCTTTCGCCTAACGCTTGCAATCCTTGCGACAAAGCCATCGCGCTTTGCACTTTTAAAAGTGACTCCTCTAAGTTTTTATTTTCAACACCCGCCAAATTGAGCGCACCTTGATACGCTGAAAACCCAGCGGCAACACCCGACAAAGAAGAGGTCAAAGCCTTAAATTTAGCGTCGGGATTGAACGCGTCAGTCAACGCCTTTGCGTCTCCAATTCGGTCTTTAAGTTCTCCCGCTCTTTTTGCAGCGTTAACCGCTTCGGCTGACGTTGCTCCAAATTTATCGGACAACGCAGCAACCTCTTGTTGAGCTGCTCTAAGTTGTGAGCGTAAAGAGCCAACAGCCTCGTTGACGTTGCCTTGTACTTTTATATCAATTACCTTCTCTATTGCCATTTCAGTGCTTTTTTAAATAGTTGTAAATAGTTGCGCGTGTATTCGTATCGCCCCTTGGCAATAGATATCGTCTCGTTGTTCTCGTATTGCTCCGCAATTTGGAGCATTTGTAATATATTATTAAGCATATTGAAAAACTGGTATTTTTACTTCGGTTTCTACTCCATTTAAATAGTACTGCAAAGCGATTGTGTCATCTCGATCAACTCCCGATGTGTTGGCGGGAACTGTCAACTTTAAAATTATGTCCGTATCGTTGTTTGATGTTAGTGGGTAACTCAAAAACCCACCTGACGAGACTACGTTAAAATAGTCAAAGTCGATTCGATACAATTGTACCTCGATATTTTGCAAGGTATTGTCAAGCTCAAGTCCTTGAATGTTTGAGTATCGTCTTGCAACCGCGCCTTGAATATCTCTAAAATCATTAATCAACTCAAAATCGACTGCACCTGTTGTAAGGTCGGTTGTCATTGTGTTGATTAAATAGCGTTTATTTGATACTACAATGCGATCATTTAGTTTTAACGATGTAAGCCAGTATGTGTCGAGCTGAGCCTTTGCTTTTATTACTCGCGTTCTTTGGTTGTAAATATTAAAAATTGAGTTTTGATAGTATCTTTGGAATAAGCCTCTTGGCGCCCTTCCTAAAAACCACGTTGAAATCTCTTCGCCCCAGTTGAGTGTTTGCAAGTACGCCAAATCGCTACCGCCTGCTCCAAGTTCATTTGTAAAGCGTGGGTAATCTAAATACAAGGAAGGAGTCGTTCCGTCCGTGTAGTAAATATTGCCATCGCTTAACTCTTGAATGCCGTTATAATACATTAAAATTGGCTTTGGAACGTAAGGCTGAAGGTTTATATTCCAACACGTTGCCGTTATAAAATCATAACCAGTATAACGCTCCCACATGATATTCTCAAACGGCAGTTTTACCTCATAATTTGTAGTATAAGCCGAGTTGGGATTGTCAAAAGTTAAATCGCCATAGTCACGATTAAAAGTGTTACGGAAATTTGTATTTAAAACGTTGTCCGATTTCTCGTATTTAAATGAGATTTGTCGGAATAGATTTGGCCTGTTTATCTCGATGTCTTCAGCGTGAATGTACTCGCTTAAATCTACGATTCTGCCCTCTTGATAAAATGCCTCAAGCGGTTGAAATTCAAAAGTATTTTCGTTGATTGGAATTACAACTAAATTCAACGCTTTTACAATTGAGGTTACAAAAGCCTCAACCGTTAAGTCTGGAATGTATTTGCGGATTTGTAAATCCCCCGATGTGGTGTTGTCGTAAGAAAATGCTGTCTTGTAAAAGAAATTGGAAGTGCCATAGTTTCTTTTTAAATTTATAAACGCGTCGTAAGTCATTGGAAGCTGCGAACTTATTTTGTAAGTAAATCGTCGCGTTATATATTGACCGTTTATAGTGTTCTCTTGATCCCTCCATTTTGAGTAATAACCTAAATCGCTATTGCCTTCCAAGTCTTGGTAAGTCGCATATAATTCTCCGTTATCAAATATCTGAACGGTGTATTTTATGGTTAAGTCAGTTGGCTCAACTTTTATCCAAGACTCTAATCGATCAGCAAGAGGATCTAAAAAAGAAATTGTACATTGTCCAAGTGCTAAATCAAAATTGCCAAAGCCTGAGTCTTTACTGTCAAATACAGGGCTTTGTGGCTCGCTATAAAAATTGAACTCCTCAGAGTTTTTACAAAACAAAAATAGCTCTTTGAATAAAGCATAATTTAAAAAATCACCTACAAAATTTAAGCCGTATGTGCTTTCGATAAAATCAAAAACTTTGCTTACTCGAATTGCAGGGAATAACTCAGTATAAGGTATCGCTCCAGCGGTTGTAGTTACATCGCTCGCCGTTCCTGTCTCAAATTCAAATCGACGCGTTGAGGCAATAAGCGGGAACTTTATATTTGGATAGGCCCCATCAATTACATTGGTAAAATTATACTCAAAATTCAAAGATTCATACCCGTTAATAACGTTTAATTTGTCCTCCTTAAATTTGTCTTTAAGTTGGACCAAATTACCCACGAAATTAATCGTATAGCTCTCGATAAAATTGTTTTTCTTATTCGCTTTTTGCATTAAGAATTTACCGTCTCGAAATGGAATTGAGTCAATCTCAATATAGCCGTAGTATTTTATCCTGTGATCAAAAGCGAAATCCACATCGAGCGGGTCCTCATCGCTTGTAAGTCCAACGGCTGACTCGTACCAATGTTTAAAAATGGTGTTATTATGTTTGCTCGCTGGGACTGTAAACGTCTGAGAATAATCGGTAAAAAGCTTGCCGATGTCGTTGAAATTTTGAATTGACGATGTAATTGAGATTTTCTCATCGTTGAATAACTCAATTCGATTTACCGCTTGGCCGTCAAAGTCGTAGATGTATAATGCAACCATTTAAATCACGTCGTTTATAAGGTTATACGAGTACTCAAATTCAACAGTGTAGTTGATATTTTTGTCTTTGAGGCGAGTCTTAAGCGCAGTCGATTTGGTCTTCACGTTTACGGGTTTGTTATCCAATAGCACCGTTTCGCTCAGCATCAAATCGCTGATTAAATTGGCGTAGTTCTCATAAACCCAACCTGTGTTCAAAGTGACTGATTGCTTACCGCTGAAATTGAACGATTGGAACTGATTGCGCAGCGGGTTATAATTTAACTCATCGGGCAATAAGTGAAAGGTCGAGTTTTCAACCTGCAAACTATTTGTTTGAGCTTTGAAAAATGTAAGGAACTGCCAGCCGCCGTATCGATTCAAATACTCGCACACTACTGGCGTATATTTTGCCTCGCAAATTGGCATCATTTTAACCTTTGGCAACTCATCCTCAAACAAGTCCGTTGTGATGTACACATTATTCCCAAAGCTATGGTCTGAGATAGCTGAATTTTTGGCGGGTATTTTAAACATATAAATGTCCGCAGGATCGGTATCATCTAAAATCACTTGCGAAGTGACGCCTGTTGTGCGTAAATTCTGCCAATTCGCTCGAGTTATCGACTCTCCATCGTGGTCAATCAATACGTTATAGTAAGGGATTTCGCTTTGTGGCAACACCTCATCAAAATAATAAGTGATATCGGCGTTTGTCAAGTAGTGAACTTTTGTATCGGTTAACTGATTATAGCCACCCATGTAGGAAGTGAAACCTGTAACGCCTATAAAATTATATTCAAGATATGGGATCCAAGTTTTATCGCCTGCAAGTTGGTAGTAAGTTTCAGCGTACACATATACCCAAGCGTTGTCGTTTTCCTCTTGAGGCCCTATCTCAATCTCGGCGTCAATCGGGTTGATTTGCTCAGCTATAAATGGCGCGATGTTAAAATAAATCATGCTTTGAGTTGGCGAAGGGATTTTTTTCTCAAGGGTATAATTAGGCTCGGTTGGTTGCGTTTCGCCTTTATGCCAAATGTATAACTTAACTTGCGCAGCCACTTGAGTAGATTCTAAGATTCGCAAAAAATAGGGGCTTCTAACGTTTAATATTTTCATTTACTACGTATTTTAAAAATGATTCTAAGTCTAAGCCGTATTTTTCGGCGATAACTTGGTCAAAGTTTTGGTATTCTAAATCAAATGCCGAGCGAAAAAATTTAGTCTCGGGTGTTCCTGTTTTATTTATCGAGCGTGTTATCGCTGCAACCATCGATTTGCGGCTTGTAAATTGGCCGCTTGCACTTCGGCTGCCTTTCAATCCCTTTCTAACCACCCACTTATCAATCGCACCTGTTGACGCGCTGGCCTTGTACGGCGATTGTGGTGCCTTTCTACTCGATTGGCTTCCTGTTGTTCCGTAGTCCAATAGCTTCCAGTAAGACTCGGCAAAGAAGTCAAACTCTAACGAGTTCGGGTTTATCTTTGTTTTAAACGTGAGCGACCTCGATAGGTTACCGCTTGCGTTGTGTGTACCATATTTGCCCCCTCGTTTCAAATTGGCTTGCGCTCGCTCTACAACTGACGCGCCAAATTCGTTAAGGGCCTGTTGAACTATTTTAGTTTCCATCGCAACAAACTGAGAATTGGTCGTTTGGAACGCTCAACTCAATGTCACACTTCCAACCGTCGAGCGCATTTGTGAACGCCATAAATATCGGCTGCAAATTAGGCTCATTCAAAAGTTCGATGTCGTTCTCGTTGCGTCTGAGCTGCATTTTCGTGATCATGTAATTCAGTATCGCGTGGCAGGTGTTTAGGTTGTCGAGTTCGTTGTCGTTGCCTAAAAATTTGTCCTTGATTTGCACCTTTGACATATTGCGAATGTCAACCACCGCCACCTCAAAAGTGAAAGTCACAACGCCAGTACTAACGACTGACGAGAGTACATTGATGTGAGCTAATGGGAATATGTTCTTTTTTACGTTGTCGATTATGTCCGTGCCTTGAGTGATTGTGTTAAGCAGCGGCGCACTTTCGAGCGTGGTTTTTATGTAGTCTATTGCTTGGTAAAATGTTCGCATTATTTCATTTGTTTTTTAATTTGTTTAGCTTCCTCCAAAGACTCGTCTATTAAATATGATAGTAGCGTGAGTGATTCATGAAGAGGCTCTTTTCCCACATCTCGAACGTGGACTCTAAGTTCTCGCGACAATCTAACAAAGCTTTGATACCAACCCCAGCGTTCTCCAAAATTTCCTCCAAATTCAGTCCCTCCCTCGCTGCTTTGGCCTCCAAATGCAATAGGGTATTGCTCAACAATTCCTTGTTTAAAGTCCAAAAAAAAAGCATCGAACCAACCACAACATCCATTGTGACATCCTTATAAAAATCAGCCTTGCTTTCGTCGCCATCGTATTCCTCAATCTCATAAAATTCGCCTGCTTTACGTTTAATAGGTCTATAAAGTACCGACATTAATAGCGGTATATTTTCATCAGTTCCGAGTAGCGTGTCAATCGTTGCGTGTTCGCCGAGTGTAATCTTATCAAAATTCGGAATAAATCCGTAGTGAACGCCATTCATTTTGAACGTGCGAACGAGCTTCGGTTTTTGATCCAAAACTTTTGCAAGAGTCTCAATAATATCAGTAAAATCATTAACAGGGATTTTCATTACATCGGCCACCGTTAGGTTGCAAAATATCGCTACCATTTGAATGCAAACGAAGGTCTCGTCGTCGAGGTTGTCCTTCAATACCTTTTGGTATCGTGAATATTGCGATAATTTTATCTCGCTTAAGCTTGTTGGAATAACTACTCTCATACTTATATAACTGAAAAATGTTGTTTTGTTTATTTTTTGTACCCGCTTGTGTGCAAAATTTGGAAAAATTCATGCACTTGTACTACGTTATGATAACTTTACGCGATTTTCTTATCGAAAGGCCCATCATTGCAAAGTAGCGCATCGCATCGATGGCGTGATTGTATTCTCCGATTGGGACATTTAGTCGCTTTCCTGTTTTGTCGGTATCCCAAGAGTAATTTCGCAGCTCTTTTATTAGGTTGGTGCTTTGCTTAGTAACTAATAAGTTACGTTCCTGCAATACCGATATACCGAAATTGATTGAGTCGGCACCTTTTACAACTGGTTTGATGTTAAAACCCGCTCGGCGTATCTCCTCAATTGATTTCGGCTCGGCTGAGTCGGCCCAAATCGGAAGGCGTTTGTCTTGTTTCATTAATCGAATGATGTCCGAGTTCAAAAGTGAGGTCGAATAAATCAATTCGTCTGCAATTATTTTGCCGTTGTACTCGTATACTCCAATCAAAGCCGATGGATCGTTTGAGTAGCCAAAATCGAGGCCACAACCTAAGAATTTTGCCTCTGCTGGGATTGTATCTATTTGTTCCCAATTAGGGAACACAACGCCCTCAAGTGAGCCGAGTTGACCTAAGCCGTAAACGTTATACCAGTTTGCCCAAAAAGTTGATGTCTTGGCTTTCTCTTTTGCTTTGAGAATAAAATTTAGCGCTGATTCGGGGCAAGCCTCGTTGTCTTCGTAGTTTACAATTAAGAAATCGACGTCGTGGTCGTTCATTAAATCGGTGTGAAACCAAAACTCATTGACTGGATTCCAATCCAAATAAACGCCTTTTTTTGTACGTGAGGCGAGTTCGGTGTAAGCGTGGAAGGTCATGTTATTGGCCTCGTTCATGTACAAATAATCACGACGCGCACCTCTAAGTTTTGAGTCGTTCTCTGCGCTAAAAAATTCGATTGCTGAGTTGTTCGCAAAGGTGTATTTAAAGTCGGTCGCGTTCCATCTTTGTGGATTCCATCGACCTGTTAACACCATTATTTTTTTGAAGTCTTTTATTGCCCCTCTTTTGAGGTGTGGTATCGACTCCGCTACAACCGAAATCTCGAGGAGTTCGGTCTTGCAGCATAAGTCAATAAGTATTGGAAGGATTCCGAATGTTTTTCCTACTATTTTTGTCCCCCTTTAATTTAATAAAGAGGGACTATAGAGCGGACGTGCCACCTTGCACGCCCTTTGTGAATTTGGTTAATTGGAGAACCTTATTTATTACTGTAGTTCTTATAAACATAAGCTCTTATTTAATATCGGTAATTACATCTGGAAATAGTGGTTGCTCTTGGTGCGTTGTGATGTCTTGATATACTCTATCGGAGTATTTTTTAGGGTGCAATTTTGCAACGATCCATTTGCGAGCGTCGATTTTTAAGCGGTCACGTTGCACTACATTCGCTCCAGTAAAGGGTGTATGGTCTTCGTCGGAGTGATCAGCAATGTCGATGATGTCCTCAAAGATAACGTCAGCTCGGATTTCGCACGCGCGCACGTATCTTTTTGCTTTGTCTTCGTCTGCTTCCAACCACTGATAAAATGTAGCAGTACTTGGGAACTCTTTACGTCTTAAAATCGAGATAAGTGAGTTTCCTTGCTCTATTTCTCTTAAGATTTCGTCGAAAGTGTCGTCTATTTGTTGCTGGGAGTAAGCCATTGTCCTATGATTACTTGGTTAACTGGTATATTTTCGTCGGTTTGTATCTTAAAATCGCGGTATTCCTTGAGTTTTAAAATATCATACAGGTTGTGAGATAGCCAAAGCTCGTTGTGAGTAACGTCTTCGGGTTTGTTGTCGATTAATTTGTCTAAAAATTCACACAATAGACCGAATTGGTTATCCTCCATAATTCGATAGTTTGTTGAGGTCTTTTATTATTTGCTCATGCACCTTTGAACACGTTGGGCAATTGCTATTGTCTAAACCAAAGTATTTGAGATATAAGGCGTTTAAATAGGTCACGTCGTCAAAGTTTAACTCGGTACGTTTTCCATCTATTACGCGTTGCCCTTTAAGCTCAAGGAAGGTTTTAAACGATTCTTTGTCTTCTGCTGACATCTCGCTTTTAACTCTTTTGAAGTTAAATAAACGATTGAGTCCGAATTGACGCTCTTTGCAATCTTGACAAGGCTCAATACCAACTGAGTTGGTAATGTTTGCGATAACATCGCCTAAGCCTTGTATCTCTTTTTTAGTTCTTCTTTTTGCCATTTATTTTAGATTTGACCATCTTATTAACTCGATGGATAGTTTGTAAGTGTATGCCTGTTTGTCGGCTGAGTTCACGCTGACCTACCAAAGTTGAAAGCTCAAACATTGTGCGCTCATACCAAGTTAACCCTTTCATAAGTTGAAAGTAATCCACTGGCTCGATGTATTCAGTGTCCTCAATCTCTATATTACTAAAGTCGATTATTATATCCTTTTGACTTTTAGTATAGTCATAGAATAGGTTTCTTAATACTGTATAAATATACCCTTCTTTTATTAGATTGGTATTTTGATACAATTTAAGATACATTTCTTGTACTAACTCGTCAGCCAAATCCTTGTCTTTGCATATTTGGAAAGCCATCTTTCGCCATTGGGCATCCTTTTTGGCTAACTCTGCCAGTATCATAACCGCATAGGGTTAAAGTACTCCGATAAAAAGAGCAGCAAGGCCTCGTTATTTTCGACATAGTAGACTGTCCCTTGCACTACGATACAAATTTCGCTTTCGTTCTCAACCCAGTAGCCGTTGATTGCGTCAACCATTACCCGAAACTCGACAAAGCTTCCACCCATTCCAAGATCATCGTCCTCTTGTTCAAGCCACATTTGTGTACTTATAGTGTGCGGTTTTACCATATCGCTACAAACCTACTAAATATTTCGATACCAAACTACTTTTTATCTCAATTATTTCTCCTGTATCTATATAACGGCAAAATGCGGTATTGTAACAAAGTCCACTTATATAAAACTCACGCCCTTGCTTATTGATGTGGATCGGTGCGTTGATTGGCACCTCAAGACCTTTATACATTTTAGAGCCTGCTCTCATTGTTTGAATGTTTCGTTGTAGTATTTTTCTCCTGAAATAAAATGTTTTTCATTTATAATCATATCAACACCATCTCTATTTGATTGTATTATCTGCTGTTTTTCCATTTCTATTGCCTGATCAAGTAATTTAATAAATTCTTTTTCCAAAAATGTTATTTTACTATATTGGTCAGTTGATGTGCTTTTTATATTATTTAGTTTCCAAACTAAAAATTTTACTGCTGTTTCTTTCATATTATTCGTTTTTAAATGTTTTGTTCTATAAGTAAATCTTTTTCAAAACATTCTTTTAAATGTTCTGGTATTGTTTCTGAATTTAAATAAACTTGCATTTGAAGTGCTTTTAAAAGAATTTTTATATCATCAAATGTTTCTACTTTTTCCCAATTAATATCAAATTTTCTATTAATTATTTTTAATCCTTGCATCATAATCTTATTTATTTTTAAATTTTAGTTTCGTTTCGTGGTGTATTATTTCGCGGTCAAGGTAGTGCATTGCTTTGCGTAGATCGTCAAGGTGTGCGCCTTTGCGTCTTGCCCTTACGATATACTTGACTGCATTTCCCTCGTTAAAGTTGAGGTCGTAGTCCTTAATGATGTCGATGACGTCGTATTGCTGCTGGTTGTCGTAGTGTTTTGGTGTCATATTATTTAAAATCAAAATATGGGTTTTCCATGTAATAAATAGTATTTTCTTTTATTCTGCCATCAAAGTATATTTGTATTCCTTTATAAGCTATTATTTTACATTCAAAAGATTTAGAACAAACAAAAACATAATCAATAAAATCAAAGTTTTTTGGTATTTGATTAAGTATTTTATCAAGTTCAAATATTAACTTCTCTTTTGGTGTCATATAGTCAATGCATTTTTAGTTAAAATCAGTATCAAAGTCAGTCCAAATCTTTACAATCGCTCCTGCGGCTTTTAGTTCCTCAATGCGCAGCTCTTGAATAGGCGATAGCTTCCCGCCTTCGCGTTTTACTTCTATAAACATCGCCTTGCCGTATTTGATTGCCAGTAGGTCGGGAATGCCGTTGGTTGATGTCTTAATCAATTTCGTGACATACCAACCCCGCTCAATTAGTTTGCGTTTAATCTTCGTTTGTATTTGCTGCTCGGTCATTGGTTATCTATTATAATAATCTTCAATCATTTTTCTTACTGTGTTGTAATCTTCTTTTACAGGTATTTTTTCTTTATTATCTGAATAAATAAATATTGAAGTTTCATTATTAGATTCAAGAACCGCTCTAATATCTTTAATGTCTATTAGTATTTTTGTATTTCCTATTGTTGTTAGTTCTATCATAAGTGAATAATCAAATAAATTTGCTTATATAAAAAACAAACACCCCTCAATTGACCGCCAAGTGCAAAAGAAGGGTGTTGTTAGTTGTGTGTTTTCTCTTGGCGGTGGTCAAATATACAAATTTATTTTAAATAACCAAATATGTGAGCAATTACATCAACAGTCCATCCGTTACCCAGCATTCGATACCGTTGCGAATCACTCACATAATTTGTATAGTTATCATTAACTGTTTGCAATCGCTCGCATTCAATCGGTGTAAGCCTACGAATTTGTGAATCTACATAAACTGATTTTCTTGAACTATCTAAATCTAAAGCGGTCATTATACCATTTGAGTCATAAACTCTATTTTGTTGATACGGCTGAACTCCTCCACTTTCTAAGGATGTATTTAATTGTTTTACTTGTCTAACCTCAATCGCATTAGTACTACCAGTATCGAAGCAATAAGTCTTACCATCAGTTCGACTAAGCGGGCCTGTTCCTCCTTTACCTGTTGTTGATGAGCGAGGCATAGTATTATGAACGATGTACTGTCCATCGGTAGGAATTTTAGAATATCCAGCAATTAAACAATTATGTTTTCTTGATTCATATGATAAAAAATCAACGCACCTTTCGCTTTTTTTAATAGTATTAATTCTTTCATCACTCAAAAAATACTTTTCATCAACTTCGCTTTCGAGTATATCTTTAAGCAATATGCCTTTGTCTTTTGGCTGCTCAATTATACTGACTGGGTAACCAAATAACCCAGCGGATTCCATTCCGATATTTGTCCAATATAATCGCTTGCGATTCTGAGCTGAGACAAGTGAACTATTAATCATAATCGGAGTAACTCCAATCGCTTTGCTTAAAACTTTCTCCCACTTCTCCCCCATCATTACATTCTCAAGTAAAAAGTATTTAGGCTTTACCTCGTAAATCAATCGCATATATTCCCAAAATAAATACGATTGGCCTTCAAACTCATAGCCTTCGGATTTTAATTGTAAGTAATGCTCAAGCGTTAAAATTTCCTGCTCGTCTTTTGTACTCATTCCTTTGCGCTTGCCAGCAAATGAGAACGACTGACAAGGCGATCCGCCAATTAATAAATCAATATTTGGTAAGTCGTACCCATTCACATCGACAACGCTTCCGAGTTGAATTGTATTTGGATAGTTTGCCATTGTCACTTGAATGGCGTATTTGTCAATCTCACTTGCGTAGTAGTTATCGACTTTTATTCCTGTTCTTTCGAGAGCTTGCTGACCGCAAGACATCCCATCAAATAGAGATAGTACGTTCATTTTGTTTAAATATTTTTAGTGTATAATCTTTTTTTTGTTGCACGGTCTTATAAATATCGTATTCGATGCCGCCTTTTGAGAATATCCAAAAGACCTCGTTCTCTTGTCGCTGCATTGTGGTCATGCGATCACGGCTTTGCCAGTAACTCGTTGCGCTAAAATCGATGTTATAGTAAACAAGATACTTTGCATTTTTTAAAGACACCCCTTCCCTGCCCGATACTATCTGAAGCGCGATATTTTTATCGGTTGCATCAAACTCCTCAACTGAATTTGTCAAGTAATCGGCTCCAAATACTTGCAGCAGCGCATCCCATTCGGCCTTGAATTTATAAAAGATTGCGATTTTTTCGCCTTTAAACTTCTCCTTGATAAACCTGGCCTTTGAGTCGTCAATCACTTTAGACGTACCGTCCTCAAACTTACAAGTGCCGCTTGACAGTTGGTGCACTTTTTGCATCAACTTAACGCCTGTATCCCCTAAAATTATTTGTCCTTGTCCGTTGCGAACAATCAAGTCCTTCTTAAGTCTGCGAATGACCTCATAAGTGATTGGCTGCATCTCGCACTCCAGTACCATCTCGTTGACACTGGTCGTAAAGCCTGCCTCTTTTTGTGTGAAAGTTATAATATACGGCCGTGTGGATCTTCGTACGAGATTCTCTTTTGCGTTTGAGTAGTCTTTTACAACCGCATAGCCTAAGCGTTTTTCTTTTATGTCGACGTACTCAGCGGCCCACTTATAAAAATTCGCATAGTTTTTATAAGGCGAGTAATCACTTACCCAAAACTGGTGGTACCATTGCGAGTAACTCTCGGGCGTTGGCGTACCGCTTAGGAATATCATAGGCAGTTTACTGAAACGTTTTTTAAACTCCTTAGCCGTTGCGTTGGGTTTAGGAAAGGCACCGAAGCGATGGTGTTCGTCATGTATAATTAAGTCGAAATTTCCCGTCACTAAGTGCATTGATTCATCGTTAATGATGGATAAATCAAACGTAAATCCGAAGTTATCGTAGTCCCATTGTATTGATGAAATCGCTTTCTTTTTTGTTAAAAACAAGACTCGCTTAGCTCCGTACAATTGGGCCGTATTGAGTGCGGTCAAACTCTTGCCTGTTCGCACCTCCATCGCCAAATACACGATGTGTTTATTTCGTAAAATCTCAACCGCCTCAGCTGAGATTTTAGTTTGGTAGTGTCGTAGTTCCATTAGAAAAATCGGTATTGTTTAACTGCATTGAGTTCGTTTTTATAGTCCTCATTCCAATACTCCTCATCGCAACCAATATCATAACCCGATATATAAAACGGCTCATATTTACTATTAGGACAAAAATTTACAGGTTGATAGTCATCTCCATATAATCCATAACACGCGCTTACTTCGCTAATTGATGGAAACGGAACTGATAAAACAAGTAATTGTTTAGGGCATTGATTATATCTTTTTACATTATACTCATCTTTTAACCAATCTAAATTGGGTTTGATTTCAACAAACAAATCATATTTTTTTAAATAAAAATCGGGAGTATAATTTCCTGCATCTAACTCAAAACATTCGGGCTCATAAACCCAGTTTAATCCGCAGGCATCAAAAAAAATTGCCCATCTTGCCTCAAGTGTACTTCTAAATTTTACACCGTTATAAAATTGCTCTTTTGCTTTAAAAGTATAATTCATCGTCTTTAGTTTTAGAATTTTCGTTTACAATTTCAAACCAACGGTCTCCATTTGATTTGCCTGTTAAGTATTTATAATCATAAAATTTGCAATAATGCTCAATCCATTGTGAGAAACGTTTTTGAGATAGCTTGTACGTTCTAAAATCAGGATATTCATTTACAAAATTGTCGTAGTAACTTTGCTTATTGCAACGAACGTTGAACTCGATATTTTCATTTTTTCCGTCTTGATCGGGCCTACTCCATTCGTAAAACTCAAAGCAAGTGTTTTTGATAAACTTGCGAACTTCTAAGTTTTTAAAGTCGTGCTTAGTCAATCCATTTTGCAAGTAAAATTGAACGCAAGTAATCATAAAGTTATCAAATTTCAACCACTCCTCAGCATCCCAATCGTCAAACAATAAATGCCCAAACTCATCTACTGGAGTGTGCTTAAAACTAAAATAGTCGCTCATTTCAACCTCAAACTTTCGACGCTCAAATGATCCTCCAACACCTCCAACGGTGTAATTGGTTGTAATTAGTATTTTTGGGCTCTTTGTAACAGGCAATTTAATAGCGTCTTGACCTTTGTATTCAAGTGTAATGCCTTCAGTAATCAAAGAAAATAAGCTCTCAAAATTAAAGTTCTTTTTCACGTCATCAAATACAAGTATTTGCGTGTCGGTTGATACGGTTTGGTATGGAAATGACTTTGTAAATTCAAAAGTTTTACCATCAATCGAGCTTACTTTTTTCATTTGAGCGAGTGCGTTCCAAAATAAACCCTTTCCGCTTCCTCCATTTGGATTTTCCGAGATAGTCTCATCGTTAAAAATAATCGCTTTGTTGTTTGCTGAGGTTTTAAACGAATGCAATAGGTAACCAATTACCGATTTGAATGAGTTATATTTCTCAGCATCTTGCCCAGCAATTAGCCAAAGGAATTTTCTAAACGTCGAGCTATGGTGGTCGCTTTCAATATACTCTCGGTTTATGATTTGACGCTTCCAAACAAAGCCATCTAAGTCAATATAATCGATTTTTGATATATCGGTGTCAGTCACTCGCACAACGCAGTTGTTAAAGTATAAAAAGCACTCCTCTTGCGTGTCCTCTTTTATATTTACTTCCGTTGATTCGAGCAAAGCAAGGAAATCACTTTGGAAGTATTTATTTGACGATGCCATAAAGTCGTAAGGAGTAAATCCTATATCGTCTCGAGATAGCAAACTATTTAAAACAAAATCTTTGATGCGTTTTTCACTTGTCTCCTCAACCAAATTTTGCTCAATTTTTATGAATGTAAACGTACTGGTGTTAGTCGGGAAGTACTTATAAAAATTGTTTTGTTGTAGCCAAAATTTAAACTTGTGCGGCTTTAAAGATATGCGCCCCTTGTCATTGTATTCCCAAAAGTCAGAGACGCTTATTTCTTCCTTTATTTCATCGATGCATTTTTCAACGTCTTTTTTATCAAATTCAGAATTGGACTCGATTACCTCTTTGCGATTTTTACCGCTTCGAATTTGCTTCTCAATTTTCTCTTTTACGGTTAAATCTTCAAAAAATTTAGTTCCAAAATTAGCCGACTTTTTATAGGCTGAATTTAAAATAGTGGCAATCTCTTTGCGGTCAAAATCTTGGCTTTCAAATTGGAACAAGGTTTGTTCTGCAACTGACCTATTGATTCCAAAATCGTTGAAAGCTGCGGCCAATTTATAGACGTTGTTATTCCTATTCCCATTTGATAAAGGGAATTTCTTATCGAACCATTTTAGCAGGTTATTAATAATGATATTGTCCGACTTAACTGCTATTGAAACCTCATAACTTCCTACGTCAGCCAAATCGGGTGCCTCAATTGTGTCCCAAAGTTTTGACTCTTTATTCAAATATAAATCGGGATCGTAAGACTCAAAACAAAATCGACTCACATCACTCCCCGAGTCATCCCAATTAGAATGATTAAAGTAATTTTTAAGAGCTTTAAAATACTCTTTGTGATTCTCAATTGATGCTGGTATTTTAACTAAAGCTTTTACTCCTTTACCGCTTGGCGAAATCCAAGTCGCAAAAATAAACTCGTCATCGGAAATCGAGTCGCGGAAATTGATAGCATCATGATTCGAATTGAATTTATCAAAATCCAAAATAATCAATCCCGAATGCTCTTTGATTCCTGTCAGCGAACGATATTCAAAAACACCGTTAAAACAAACACCAGGAAGTTTTGATTTGCTTTTGTCGTATTCCTCTTTTGGCATCAACCGAAGTTGCTCAACCATTTCTTTACTCTTGCCTTGCTTTATTCTTTCAAGACAAAAGAAAACGTCTTTGGTAAACCCATTGGAGACGTCAGTAGCTTTTTTGTAAATAGTTACATTCATAAATTAAAAAATAAATCCCTTCGGTTTCGTTGTGGTGGCAACTACTCCCGAAAGGATTATTAAAAATGTCTTCAAATATATCGTATCCACCAATACAATACTCAGCAAATATAGTATTTATTTTAATACAAAATATAAAATCAAAAAAAAATAATGTGCCCCGTACTAAAGTATATGATTTTCAGCGTTTTAACCTATCAAAGTGCTTTAGGGCACATTGAAACCCAAAATTTCAAAAAAAAAATTTATTTTAAAAAGTGATTATTTCTATATAATAGAGTAGCCCCTTTTGATGTGCCCTAAAGCACTTTCGTATAAATAAAAAAAGCGATCCGAAGACCGCTTTCTCAACTATTTAACCAAATCAAAATTAATAAACCCCCGAACTGTGCTTTTAATTTACCAGGATTTCGAGTTACTTCGGGGGTTTTAAATTAAAACTCTAAGTCATCAACCTCAACCTCAACCTCAATCTCGGCTATAACTGGCTCCGATTTCGTGAGGTAAGTTTTTAAATAAGCCTCCAAAGTGTTAAACGCTTCGTCTGCAAGGTCAGCCTCCGCTCCATCAAGTGAGCAAAGATAACCGAACTTTGGTGTTGTGTATTTAACGCTTCCTTTTTTAGCCTCGTCAAAGCCAACTACTGAAACCCACTCGTCAACGAGTCGGCTTTTACTCTTTGCGGTAAAATCGCCCCACGTTTGACAGGCTGCACCTTTGAGTTGTATGTTTGCAATCTCGCCACCCTCAAGCATTATATAAATACTCTTAACGTAGTGACCGCCTGCGGCCTTTGCTTTTTCTTTAATGTCTTTGTAAAGACCTCGAGCAATCTCATTGCCTTTGAAAGGCTTAACGATTAACTCATCCTTTGAGATATATTTTACCTCGTTAGAATAAATCCCACTCTCGGTTGCGTCGTTCCAACCTTTCACGGTGTGCAGTTCGTCGAGAACTAAAAATTTAAACGGAAGCTCAATTTTTACATTTGCTTTTTTCTTAATTTCCTCTGCGGTTAAACCTTTTAAAGATTCTGCAATTGATTTGTCAAAATAGCCAAAGCATTTATCATTGCTTTTCCATTCTAAAAATTTAACTGCTGGGTTTGTTGTTGGCTGCGAGAATGCAGCGCGTCTGTTTGAATTACTCACAATATTAATTTTTTAATGGCACGAAATTATGATGCTCGAGCCGTGCATCCGTTATTATGATTATGCTAAATTACTGATTTATATTTATCTGACAAAATTTTTTTGTATAAATCGTTAACTCGTTCCGAATTTACTCCCCTGTTGTAGTAAAATCGCATTACTCTTTTAATCCTGGTTAAAGGTGTGATATTAGCCATGCTATTGCGGTTATGATTAGTAAAAATGCAGCCGCCTCAATCGCAGCTCGCGTCACAAAGATCAACTCTTTTTTGTTTTGTGGTTTCATAAGTATCTATTAAATTAATAATTTGTTGCATTAGTTCCTCGTCGGTCAAAGCGTTGACCTTTTTAAGCATTGTAAAATAGGGCGAGTATAAGTTGACCAGTTGCAGCCTTAACTCCTCAAGGTCTGGCCGTCGATATCTTACATCGGTGTCGTATAGTTTGACATTATACAGGACCGTTGCGTGGTCGTATGGTCGGCGTTTACGAATGATGTCCCGCACTTGCACCGATTTGTATTTCATATCGTGGCGCAGGATATAGCAGAACAACGCGCGGGAGTCAACCACTTCGAGCGTGCGCCTTTTATCAAAGACATCAATATTCGTGACGTCTTTGATTGTCTTGGCGATTTGATTGGGCCGATTAGACTTCATATAAATCGAGGTATCGGTAACTATTTGTAAACCCGCCCCAATCAACAACGATTGGCAGCTCCAGCGTGCGGCGTTTGTCCTTTGACTCGTTGCCTATTTCGACAACTGTTCCGTATTTGTCGCTCGGGTTGTGTCGGTCTTCCAGTGCTACGAAAATACTTGTTTCGCGTAATCTTACTTTTGATCCTACTTGCATAATTAAAATTTTAATGTTATACTTGATTTGCGAGGCGTTACTGATACTTGAGGCACCTCGTTACCATAAGCGTCGAAAATTGTTTGGGTTTGTTTTAAAGCCAATTTAAGCAGCTCCTCGCGCTCTTTAAGGTCGGCCTTAAGATTTTGATAAATCGGATCGTCTCCAAAGTTTATAGTCTCGCCTCCGTT